CCCCCCCCCTCGCCTGTCAATCCAAATTTTGTCAATTTTGAACAATTTTACAGTTCGAGAAGAGATGTGCAGGCATAAAACTGTGGATTACAAAAAGGCATCGAAAATGCTGCCTTGCAAGCATCTACTGTGCCTAAGTCAGTTTATGCTTTGAACTCCTTGCCATCTTTAAACTCAAACAGCATCCTACCGTCCACCATTACCTTGACCTTCCTTACCGACACCCCCCACAGCTTCTCGTCAAATTCCTCTAAAACCAGCGGTTGGGATTCAATTTCCCTGATAAAATTGCTAAGAACTAACGACTTGTTCTGGCGCTCACGCTGCAGCCTCTCCAGTTCGGCAACCCGCTCCGTGGCCTTGCGGTGCCGCTTCAGATAGCTGTTGTTGCGCTTACTCCACTCATCCTGACTGGCAGGAGTCCTCGCGTTCTCATAGATTGCATTTTTGGACAGTTCAGTAACCACCTCTATTTCCCGCCTAAGTTCCTCAAGTTCGGCTTCAATCGCCGACTGGTTACATAGAATCTGCTGAGCGAGGCAGCAGTTGGTGAGCAGTTCCTCTCGGCTACCCATCAAAGTGTTAAAAGCCACCAGGAAGCGTTGTTTCACATCGTCCTCGGTTACGTGCGGAGTTTTACACCTTTTACCGTTCTTGTACTTTTCATTGCACCGCCAGATTACCCGGCGGTATTTGGTGTTGGAACCCCAGACCTTGGATCCGTAAAACCCACCACAATCACCGCAGACTATCTTCGCCGAGAACGGGCTGCCGCAGCCGGATGGTCTGCCGAGACCCTTACGTCGCTCGATTTCTGCCTGCACTGCGTCAAATTCATCCGGCTCGATAATAGCGGGGTGGCTGTTCTGAACGTAGTATTGCGGAACTTCGCCCTCGTTGGGCTTCCGCTTTTTTGTTAGGAAGTCTACAGTGAATTTCTTTTGGAGAAGGGCATCGCCCTTATATTTCTCGTTGCCCAATATACTTATAATTGTAGCAACCTGCCACGTTTTTTTACCTGCTGGTGATGGAATACCCTGTCCGGCAAGCTGCTTGGCAATCGCAGAAGGTGTTTTGCCATCTACGAACAGCCGGAATATCATGCGCACAATTTCGGCTTCGGATTCCACAATCTTAGGTAAGCCGTCCTCGCCCTTCTCATAACCGAGGAATTGACCGTATGGCAGGCTCACCTTGCCGTCAGCCATGCGCTTGCGTTGCCCCCATGTAACATTTTCAGAAATTGACCTCGATTCTTCTTGCGCGAGCGAAGACATGATCGTGATGAGCAGCTCGCCCTTGCTGTCCAGTGTATAAATGTTTTCTTTTTCAAAGTAGACCTCCACGCCTTTTTCCTTGAGCTGGCGAACTGTCACAAGGCTATCTACAGTGTTTCGAGCAAAGCGGGATACGCTTTTAGTGATGATAAGGTCAACCTTGCCGACTAAGGCATCGGCAATCATCTGCTTAAAGCCGTCACGCTTTTTCGTATTTGTTGCGCTGATGCCTTCATCTGTATAAACCCGCACAAACTCCCAGTCGGCGCGCTCCTTAATGTACTTGGTATAGTAATCCACCTGTGCCTCGTAGCTAGTCAGTTGTTCTTCGCTGTCGGTGGAAACTCTAGCATATGCTGCAGTCCTTCGTTTGTCGTTCAAGTGCGTACCAATGGCCGAGTTTTGGCGAAGTGTTGCCGGGATTATCCTTATGCTTGAAGCCATGCTACCTCCCACCTTTTACTTTTTCTCGTGCCAATTGTCGCATCTCGTCCGTCCAGCTCTCACGGCGCGACCTGTCCTGCCAGCCATTTTCTTCTGTATGTCCGTCGCGGAACATGAAGATCAACGTGTTAAAATCCGGCACCCGGATTTCCTTAATCTCTTTTTCGAAGATTTCAGCATCAAGCTCATCAAGACCTAGAACCTCGGCACCTGTTGAATAAAGCACAGCTTCCGGTATTTGCTTGGCGTGGCATGCGGCTTTCCCCTTCTGCAAAAAGGTGGGACACTGCCATGCGGCTTTTCCGGCTTTGACTTTCCTCTTATACTTCTTGCCGCAGCTACCGCAGCGGATGATGCCGCTAAATGGGTATCGGTTATGGGTATTACTCTTTGCTCCATAAAGCCTGCGCCGCTCTTCCATGACCATTTGTGCTTTTTCAAAGGTTGCCGTATCAATGATGGCAGGATGAGTGCCTTCCGCGAAATACTGCGGTAGCGCACCAGTATTTCTGACCAACTTTTTTGTCAGATGGTCGGCTACATACTTTTTCTGCAGCAACGCGTTTCCGGCATATTTTTCATTCCTTAGGATTTCCATTACGCGCTCGCTATTCCAGTCAGCGCCGCGCACGGTGGCCACATTCATTCCCATCAGCTTCTTTGCAATCCTGCCGCCGCCCATGCCGCCGATATAATCGTCAAAAATCATGCGGACAAGCGCCGCCTGCTCATGTTCGATTTCTATTTTACCTTTTGCGATGCGGTATCCGAACATGAAATTGAGTCCGGCCAGTTCGCCGTTCTCAAAACGCTTGCGTACGCGCCACTTACAGTTTTCGCTGGCTGACAGGCTTTCTGCCTGTGCATAGGACGCGAGAATGGTCAGCATAAGCTCACCGTCTCCACTGATGGAGTGGATGTTCTGCTCCTCAAAATATACGTCCACGCCTAGTGATTTCAGTTCCCGCACAGTCTCAAGAAGTGTAACGGTATTCCTGGCAAAGCGTGAAATTGACTTGGTGATGATCATGTCAACTTTACCGTCCCTGCAGTCGGCGAGCATACGCCTAAACTCCGGGCGGCTATCTTTTGTGCCCGTCAGCGCCTCGTCCGCGTATACTCCGGCATATTCCCAGTCCGGCCGCCGCTGGATCAGTCCGCTATAATAGCTGACCTGGGCAGCGAGGGATTGAAGCATCGCGTCTTTGCCGCTTGACACCCGTGCGTAGGCGGCAACCCTAAGTCTTTTAGCAAGCGTCGGGGCTGACGTCATTGTTTTTGTGATGATTCGCTCCATTAAAAATCCTCCTTCCGTTTATGACATATTCGCTCTAAACGCCCGTATTATCAAGTGTTTTAGCGATAGATACTGCACGAAGAGAGGCTGTATTTTTGGGCTATTATTATATTGATCTTTGTTAGTTCTTCCTCGGTGATGATGCCCTCGGCAAGCCAAACTCTAAAAACCGCCATTGCCGTCCTATAATGGATTATTGCCTGCTGTTTACTCACGCGGCACCGCCTTTGACTTGCCATAACAGGCGCGGGAGCAGTATTTACGCTTCTTGTTGCCGTAGCTCTCAAAGGTGGCGCCGCAGTGGGCGCATATGAAGGTATAGATAGCCTTACGCCTGAGGGCTTCCAGGTGAGTATTCCACCAAGACATGCGGCATTTATCTGAGCAGAAGCGCTTCTGTTTTGCTCCTACAGTATGGGTGAGCGGGGCTTTGCACTGACGGCAAAGAGCTCCATCGCACTTCTTGGCAATTCCCGTGCTGACACCGCCGAGGTTGTTCCGGCGGCAGAATGATTTCACCGTATTCTCCAAGATGCCAAGCTCCGCCGCGATCCTCGCGTAACTGAAACCCTCATCGCGCATTAATCTGATTTTTTCTTTTTGCTGATACCTCATTTTGATGCCTCCTCTAAAGGCGAGTGCCTTCGCTATAAGCCGGCGGAAAAGGCAAAATCGGTGCAAAAAAATAAGCCCCACTGTACAGAAGAAAAACTCCGCACTAGGGGTCTTACTTGTTATACTCTTGCGGCTACTTTGTTGGGATTTTGAGTTTCTGTCCGGCAACTATGGTGCCAGATGAGAGCGCATTCATCTCCGATATTTCAGGATGCCGCGCACCGCTGCCAAGCCTAGCCGCTGCGATTTTCCAGAGCGTATCGCCTTTTAACACTGTGTAAATCTCATAATCGCTCTCTGCCAGTACCTTCCTCACATCAGCCCGGAAAGAATCCATGCTCTTGCCGTGGCGCGGGAACCAATGCATCACGTCGGCATGGTTTGAGGCAATGCCGAGCCTGAAACCTTCGCTGTGGCTGATAATATCTGCTTCAGTCAGGCCAAACTGCCCGCAGAGATGCACGCATAGCTCCACGGCCTCGTCATATACTTTGCGAAAATAAACGGCGCCGGCTAAATTATCTTCGCAAATTTCAACTGAAATGTGCGTGTCGTTGCCGGAGCCTCTCACACCTCTGCCGCAGTGCCAGCCGCGATGGTTCCAAGGCAGCGTCTGGTAGGTGGCAATCGAGCCATCAGCAAGCCTTCCGATAAAGGCATGGACGCAGACCTGCCTGCCATCCGGCCGCTCCTGATTCCAGTGGTTATTGTGCCGGTTTACGCCCAAAAGCCCGTCGTCCGGGCCGACGTAGCGCCGCAGCCACGGGTTATTCGCCCCGGTGGAATGCACCATGATGCCTTGCGGCGTAATCGTTCTGCCCGACTTGTAGCAGGCGTTGTTTGTGAGTATCAGCTTGCGCAGGTTCATTTTGATTCCCCCTCATCGCTAAATTCATTTAATTGCTTCAAAACTGCTATAAGTTTTTTTGGCAGCGGCAGTCCGAGTGTTGCTGCGTTCTCCAAGATGGAAATGCCCTCGTTGCTCAGATAAAAGAAAATCAGCGCCGTCCTGATCGCGCCACCCTCGCCAATAACCTGGCTGTCTAGCATATGCCCAAGGCCAACCAGCGCGAAGATAAGCACCTTTTTAAAGATACCTTTTGAACCGATTTCACTTGAGAGCTTTTTGTTCATGATTGCGCACATCACGCCGGTCAGGTAATCGACCACCACAAAGACAATTAAGGCATAAAGAAAACCGTCCAACCCGCCCAAAAACCAGCCTAGAAAACCGCCGATAGCTGCAAAGGCCGCCTGTACGTTGCTCCAGATAGATTTCATAAGTAAAACCTCCGTCTCAAAAAGGATAAAAAAAGAACGCCCGCCGGCTGTGCGGCAAAGCGCCCTAAGAACTATACTCATTTAAATACCCGCTTGCCTCTGCCGCTTTCCGGCTTAATCGCCCTGTCAATCAAGTCTCTGATGTTTAAGCGTCCTTTTTCAGCGCCGCTGTCTACCGTAAACTCCGTCATAAAACCATTCTTGCCAAGAGTATGCCTGACAGTCGTAACTATCCCCAGAATCTGAGTTCCGTCATCTGAAATGATCCTTGCTTCATCGCCAACCAAAAGGTGCGGGCGTACCGGCCCGACGAATGTTTCAACTACACCCGCCTCAGAGAGCCTTTCCGCTATGCCGTCGATGATGGCCTGAACCTCGGTTTGCTCGGAATTGTCCGGAAACTGGATATGCAGCGTCTTTTGCGGCGCCAGTATCCACATCTGCTCTACCGTAACAGGCGAGTACAGATAACTCATGCCGCTTGCGGTGTTGAACCGTCCGCACACTTTAGCATATATGCCTTCATCGTCCCTTGCAATGTCACGGCTCCAGACATCTTTTCCCCTCTCAAACGTGTACGCACTGTTTACTTGAACTGGAGGGTAGGAAACTGCCGACCCTACGACAATCCTGCCTTCCATCGTTTCTAGCATAACCCAGTTCAACGCGGCTCTAATCAGCTCATTTAATGCGTCGAGCACCCCGGTTTCAGGTGTAAATAATATGCCAAATTTCCACGCGTTCGGATCCGTAGTTGATTGCACATCATAATTTTCAATGCCGGCATCTCGTAATAATTTGACCACGTTAAGATGATATGTTTGGAAGGGAAACGCGTGATTCTCGTTTAGCGACTGGTCGCGCAAGAGCTTGCCGCTGATGCTGCGCCCCTCAACCGCAGCGTGATTTTTTGTCACACCCATATTTACCCGGTCCACATACTGCACACCCATCGGATACTCTTCGCTATCACCCAGCTTCAAAAATAGTTCGACCTTCATGCCGGGCGATATTCTAGATACTTGCTCCCCTGAGATAAGCTGTTTTGGGTTTTCCAGCGTCATGTTAAATGAGGCAATCGGTGAACCTTGATTCATCTCGATTGTACAGTCACTAAGGTACTTGCTAAAATCTATTTTAGCATCCCAAATCGCAAAGCGCTGCCGCTCGGGCGATAAGACCACATCATCCTTTAAAACTTCTCTTTGATGCCATGCACCGAATATCCCCACACGTGGAACGCTTTTAATCCGCAAAAGCGACATATTTTTGTCTGCTGTCCCTATGAAGCCTTCGCCAAATTCCGGTGTGCTCCAATCCACATCACCGGCTCCCGGTTTCCACTGCCTTGCCCGCAGGCGCCCTCCGGCGACGTTAAAGAGGTACACACTGTTGTCGTCAAGGTGAACTGCGGCAGGCTCTGCACCTTGGCCCAAATTAGCAGTATGTTCAAATATCAGCTCCATCTGCTGCCTCCTTTAAGCCGGAGTTCCGTACTGGATGCTAAATCCCACATCGATAACAAACTGGTCTGTTTTATGCACCCCGTCAACGATGTAATCCGCTGTTATGCTCGTTCCTGCCGGCGGTGCTATGTCAAACCTGATTCTGGTAGTTCTTGCGGCATTCTCGTAAACCCTCGTGATGCCTTGTGACCAACCCGAAGCCACTGCAATCATCGACCCATCAGCTGAAATTGCTATGTCTTCACCCGTTGTGACAGGGAAAACAACAGGGGCTTGCCGCATAAGCCAAGCGGAACCGCTCCAGTCATATAGCAACATAGTCGCCGCCGCAGCAAGCACTGACCCGTCGGCAGAAAGGGCAACACTCGCGCCCCAGGGTGGCAAGGCCGCAGGGTTCGGCCGCCTGAGCCAAGCAGTGCCGTTCCAGTCGTAGGTCGAAAGGAAAGGGGAAGTGTCATGCCCGACAGCTAGCACTGACCCATCAACAGAAAGTGCTGCGCCTCTGCCGTGACCGGCTGGAAGTATTGCAGGATTAGGGCGTCTAATCCAAGCAGAGCCGCTCCAATCATATGTCGATATAAATGGCGTGGTATTATGCGCCACAGCAAACACCCTGCCATCGGCAGAAAGGGCAGCGCTGTTACCGGGACCGGCTGGAAGTGCGGCAGGGTTAGGACGTCTCGCCCAAATAGCGCCGGTCCAATCATAGATAGACATAAAGGGCGAAAATTCATGCGCCACAGCAAATACCCTGCCATCTGATGAGAGCGCCAGTCCCCAACACTCGCCAGCAGGCAATACCGCAGGGTCAGGCCGCCTGATCCAGGCTGTGCCATTCCAGTCGTAGGTTGAGATGCGAGGCAAACTAAAATGCCCAACAGCAAGCACCCTGCCATCAGCAGAAAGAGCTACGCTGCGCCCGTCCCCCGCAGGAAGTATCGCAGGGTCAGGGCGCCTGACCCATACTAGGCCGACGCGATCATGTGTCAAAACAACAGGGTTGAATGCCATTGTGAGAGCAAAGAGTGTGCCATCAGCAGAGAGCGCTACACCGCTATTGTGCGACGGCGGCGAAGGCATGTTAAAACAATAATTGCCTCCGGTGCCTATCAGCGTCCGCGTGAATGCCGCCGTGGACAGATCATTTAGCTTTACATCTATTGACGCCTGCCGTATATTCCTTGAAGGCAACACAAAATCCCGCGTCACACCGTCACCGTTGCCCACCGGGACATTAATGTAGGCTTGCCCGGCAAAGACGTTTGCCAAAGGCAGCCTAGCCCTAAAGACGTTGCTAAAAATATACTCGGCCGCGTGTCCGTTGCCGACAGTTGTGCCAAAACGCATAATTCCTGTGGTTCGCCTTCTGTTTGCGGTATCTGCCGTCCACGTGGCGGCAGCAGTGCTTCCAAGCGCCGGCTGTGAGCCGAGTCCTGTCATTTGTGTGGAGCCTGCGCCGACCGCCTCGCCAAGCGAAAACACGCCGCTTGGTGCAGCAGCGCCGCCAATCAAATAATTCACAAGGCCGTTGCCATTTGGCATATTGATATAGACAACATCAGCAGGCGCACTAAATGTAACAAAGATAGTCGCAAAAATCGTGACAACATCTACGCTTGTCTTAAGAATTGTGATCGGATTGCCGGCCGCATCTTCAAGCAACGCGTGAGTCACAAGGTTTGTCGTTCCCGTACCGAAAGCCACGCCCACCTCAGAGAGACTCGCGCCGACAAATTCCTCCGGGTTAAGCACAACCCTGCGCCGCCACGACGAATTCGGGAAGGCGCGCACAAGCGTGTCATCAGTTGCCGCTCTAGTGCCAAGATGGGTAAATAACGATGTCCTTGTGGCCGCGAGCGCGCCTGTGCCTGTACCGAAGTGGATATTGACAAAATATGCATTGCCGGCACATAAGCGTGTCCACATCTGGTCTAGCACAATGTTATATGCCTTTGCTTGTTGTTTGAGTTCACCGCTTAAGGCGTCCCTGACTTCAACATCAAAGCGGTTGTGCAGCGTGATAGCCGTTTCTACTTTCATGCTCTTTTCCTCCTTAGAGCGGGTTGCCGCCGACTCTTGTAACTACAAATGATAGATGGCTGATGCTTGCCGTTAGATGCTCAGCTGTAAACGCATTCCGGTAAAACACTTGCAGAACGCTAAAGCTCATCTGTGTTAACCCGGTCGCCAAATGATCCCTTGCAAAGCCTCTTGGCGGCTCAATCAACGCTGTGAACGACACGGAGAAAGAAGGCACATTAAACTCACAGCCGTCGTTGTTGCTTGTTAAAGCGCTGGGTATTCCATCAGCCGCGCCGCTTGCAAATGTTACGACTAGATCGTTTTTCGCCGCACCGAAGTTTATCATGTTGAGGTAGAGCTCTGTCTGGTCAGCGCCGGCCGAGGTCGAAAGAATCGCAAAAGAGACGCCTAAAGCATCTCTTACTGTAAAGCTATTCCTCAAAGTGGTACTTGCCAAATTCTGCGAGAGCGCGTGGCTGAATTTTATAAGAATCCGCCAATCATTTAACTGGTTGGAGATTGACAATATGGTTGGAGTAATCGGACGGCAGACAAGCAGCCCCAGATTGCTTAGCGCTACTGTAAGCTGTTCACTTTTGTAAGCATTACGATTTTGTATCGGGATAACTTCAAAAGATAGGTTGCTTATCGCTACTGTCACCAAATCGGGGAAGATGCTCATGCCGGCATAATTTCTCGTAGTTAGGCTCCATTGCATTGAAGCGTTTACCGTCGCCAGAAACCCTACTCTAAAGTCATTTGTCCGAAAGAGCGCAATATCTGTAGCAGTGGCCATAAACCCTGGAACTCTGCGCTCGACCTCCCAAATTCTTGTGCCGTCAGGCTGGTGGCAGTATGCCCTGTAATAGACGAACCCGTCTGTTTTGATGTAGCCGACGATTAACCCTTGGTCGTTGTGGTGCTCCCGCGTTACAGGCAGCCACCCTCTGATTGTACTGATTTTTGATACGCCACTGGCAAGCATAATCGGGCTGTCCTGCCAGTAGCGGCCATATAGGGCGCCATCCTGCACGTAAAAGATCCACGGCACATCTTCTGTCACAAAGTCAAAGCGCCTTGACTTCCAGTCTCTATCCCAATACCCGTCAAACTCTATGCCTACTGATGTGACATTTGCTGCTGCCATAAATTCATCCAGCCAAGGTGTCAGTTCATCATATGGCAGTGCTTTTGATTTAACAGCCGCCACACCGTCATCCACGCAAACTGCATAAGCTTTCGTCGGGGCAGTGCCTACCGTCAAGCGCTTGACGGTAACATCTATAGCTTGAAGTGTAGCGCTTTTTTGGAGCGTATGCACAAGAAACAGTTCAGTCGTCAAGCCCCGGCTAAAATATGCCTTAAGCTCAGGTTGCGCATTGTTATATAGCGTCTTTTGCCTTGAGGTTATCTTTTCTAAAAGTTCCTGACTAATCTGCCTCACATACTCACCACCTCAAACTGCCGGCTGAAAACATCTCACTGAAATTTTGGCGGCAAAAATACCCTTTAATTTACTAATTTTCTCCCAGCTTGGTGCCTCTGCGATGAGCCCCACCCATGTATCAGTTCCGTCGCTCACGTTGATAGGCTCGCCTTTTGCCTGACACCGGTCAATAATCTCTTTGCCTTTTTTGTCCACCCATAATTCAACATCAATAACCTCTGTTGCGTTGCCGATAGTCTCTACATGAGGCAAACCGTCAAGCGTGGTATGCCAAATCTGGTGCGCATCAAAGCGGCGGAGGGTGTTGATGTAGCGCGTGATTAGATCATTGTCAATCGTCCAGATGCCTACCGGCATAACATCACCTCCTGTTGCTTTTGCGCAGCTCGTCCATCACCAGTTCAAGTGCGCCGATAAATTCGCCCTGGTTATTTACACCTCTGATTGTGATTTCACCGGAGTGCACATGTCCGATTTGCGCATTTTTGCTTTCTGCTGCAAAGCCAACCGGCACTGCTCTTTGCATATCGCCGCTGATGCGTGACATCGCCTGCTCAAAACCTACACCGATGCCAGCTGCCATGTCGCCGCCGAGTCCGGCAAAGAGTAAAGACGGACTCCTTATCCCAAAGAAACTCTTGATGCCGCCTACAATCCCGTTCATAAAGCCGGCAATTTGCCTTCTGATCCATGCTCCCATATCAGAGATGCCCTGCCATAATCCTCTAATCAGGTCGCCGCCTACGCGCGCCATTTGCCAGGTTGAGCCGGAGAACGCATTTGCAATACTTGAGATAATGCGCGGCACAGCAGACACAATGCTTGCAATAATCTTTGGCAAGTCCCGAGTTAAAGAGCCAAATACCCGCACGCCAGCTTGGGCAAGCTGCGGAGCGCTGCCGACAAAGCCGCCCACAAGCGCCGCGATGATCTGCGGGACTGCCACTGCAACAGCGACAATTATCTCAGGCAGCGCAGTAACTAGCGCGGTAAGAAGCAGAATGCCAGCTTCGATAATCTGCGGGGTTGCGACGATGAGAAACGACACTATCGCATCAATAATTTTTGGCAGCGCAGCCACAAGCACGGGCAGCGCGGTCACTAGCCCTTGCGCTAAGCCAAGAATAATCTGCAGCGCTGCGTCCAGCACAAGCGGCAAGTTTTTGACAAGCGTCTGTGCAACAAGGCCAACTGCCTCAACAATCGCCGGAACAAGTCGCGGCAGCGCGTCTCCAATGCCGCCGGCAAGCGTGGCCACCATTTTTACTGCCGCATCAATCAGTACCGGCAGCGTGGCGATAATCCCATCAGCCAGAGCAAGCACAAGCCGCAGCGCGCCCTCAGCCAGGCCGGGCAGAGCCGCGACCAGACCATCCAGCAGCGTCATGATGATCTTGGAGGCGGCGTCTACAAGTATTGAGAGGTTGTCTGTAATCGCCCCGCCGATGGACATGATTATATCCATGCCAAGAGCTACGATATCAGGCACGGTTTTCATGATTGTATCCACGATGCCGCCTACCGTGTCGCCTACGACCTCGCTGATTCTCGTCCAATCGCCGCCAGCTTCGTTTAGTCCTCGCGTAAACTTGCCAAGCAGCCCCACGCCATCACCCGCAAGCACTTGCAGCTGCGGCAACAACACCATGCCAAGGGCGTTTCTTGCGGCTCCGGCACCAGCCCTAAGGCGCTGGACTGTATCGTCAAATGCGCCAAGGTTTAAGAGCGCATCCTCGCTCATCACAGCGCCCATCTGCCGGGCTTCTTCAGTAAGCTCTGCAATACCGGCAGAGCCTTGCGCGATAAGCGGATTAAGGTCAAGCGCCGATTTGCCAAAGATCTGCATAGAGAGGGCGCTACGCTCAGTTTCATCTTTTACCTGCCCGAGCGCATCAATAGTTTCCCAGTAGACAGTTTCCGCGTCACGGAGATTGCCGCCGGCATCAGTCACAGAGACGCCAAGCTCCTTGTACGCCCCGGTTTGTAATTTCGCCCCTCTGCGAGCCGCATCCATCGCGCGTATGTTTCTTGCCATGCTGCCGGTCAGCGTTTCAAGCGGCACGTCCACAAGCTCGGCGGCATATCTGTATGCCTGCAGCGCGTCTGTGCTCATCCCGGTGACTGTGGCTGCGGTAAGTATTTCATCGGCATACGTTGCAGCGCCTACGGACATGCCGGCAAGCGCCCTGCCTGCAGCAGCAGCGGCAACGCCAACGGCAACAAATGCAGCGCCCATCGCTATGCCCACGTTTTGCAGTGTGCCCCTCAATCTGTCAAACTTGGAACCTGCCTCATCCGCGTCTTTGCCTGTTTTGTCAAGTTCGTTGCCAAGCTGTTCTGTTTGTGTTTCTAGGTCGTTTGTTTCCTTTGCGGCATCTTCTAGGGCATTACTCGTGTCGCTTAGCTCGCGCTCCATGTTAAGGAGCGCGGCGTTTGCCTTATTTAGCTGTATTTGCCACTCTTGTGTGCGCTTGTCGTTTTCACCAAAGGAGGCGGCGGCGTTTAATAGGGCGGCGCGGAGGACATCCGTCTTTTTCCTCTGCTCGTCAATCTCTTTGCCAAGCACTTCTTTTCGCGCGGTTAAGGCCTCGACTGACTTGTCGTTTTTGCCAAACTGGGCAGACACAAGCTCCATTTCGCTGCCTAGGACCTTAAAAGAGCGGTTGATATCCTGCATGGCGGTCTTGAATTCCTTTTGGCCTTCTACGCCTATCCGCAGGCCGAAATCTGCCACGCAGCGCACCTCCCTTCCAATTTCCTATATTCCGTAGGGAACTAAATTTTCAATGAATATTTCTTTTTTCTGTTTCGCCAGCCCTAGAAACTGCTTGTGGCACTCCCACAAATCAAGCAAGAGGCCAAGCGGCATGAGCCACGTTTCATCTTCTGTGCGGTTTAAATGAACTGTACCGTAATAGAGAAGCCGGGTGAACAACTCATCGTCGCTTACCCGGCTTCCGTGTTTTTTGGACTGTCCTCGCTTGCAATGCTGCGCTTCGTGCCCTTAAACATTGCTTCGGTGATGGCGGCTTTGTATTCTGCCAAGTCTAGCGGTGTGGTTAAAAGCTCCACCGCTTCTTCGCTCAGAAGCTCTTGCCGGCTTTCCTTGTTTTTGAGGTTGTGGATGAGGATGGACTGGTTCGCGAGCAGCGTAATCAGCCAAATGATCTCATCAAGCGCCAGTTCAAAGTTCTCGGCTTGCATCAGCTTTTCGCCTAGATTCTCTAAGCCTCCGTAGCGTCTTGCAATCTCTTTTGTGGCGCGGGTGGTCAGCACCAGTTCATAGTCCGCACCGCCGATATTGATATTTGCACTTCTTTCGTTATCCATAAACAATTACCCCCCCTATGGCGTATATGCCGGTTCGTAAACCAACGTATACCAAGCATTTATCGTGGCCGGCAATACGCTTGCATCATCCTCGTTTACTTCAGCTTTCCAAGGATGCTGTCCTCTTGAATCTGCTTTGTTTCGCCTAAGCACCGTACCTTCGATGGAGGGAGTAGAAAATGTGATTGAGTCACTTTTCGTTTCCAAATTCGTAGGCGGGATGCCAAACTTTACGCGATAGAGCCAGAAGTATCTATACTTGCCATTTGCTTTCTTTGCCCTAAACCCTACCGCCACAGGCATCCCGACATCCTCGCTGCTTGAAATAAGCACACCTTTAGAATCCACAGTTGCACCAGTCAGCGCTGCAGCAACAGCACGGCCGATACCATCCACGCTCAGCGTTAATGTACCGCTTTGGAATTCCTTTACTACCTCCACAGCGCCGTCGTCGGCATAAAGCGTCGCTTCGGCAAGCTCGATGGAGAGCTCAGCTGAGATCGCCTTTGCCAGCATTAGCGGCGTGCCGTATGTTTCGTTGCCGTTTGCCGCCTCTGTGATCGGCGCGTAGTAGAGCCGGTCAAGACCGATTGTTGCCATAATCATTCCTCCTGCAGTTCGTATTCTTTTGCCACATTTACGGAATAATGGTGGTAGCCCGTGTCCTCCTCGTAACCGAGGTAGCGCCGGCTGGTGACAGTGAAGTTGTTTTGTAGCAATGCGGCTACAAGCTGATTTTTCCGCCGGGTGTAGCTGCCCTTGCAAAAGAGCGACAGCCGCGCTTCCTGCACCTCAAGCCCCGGAACGTCGTCGGCGTGAACTTCAAAAATGTCCAAGAGCGGTGTAATGACGACGTACTCATCCGGAGCCTTGCCGCTAAAGATGCCGGTTTCAACTGCGATTACGCCGGTTAAAAGCGCATTTAGTCCGGCTAAAATGCTCACAAGCTCTCCACCTCCAGCTCAAAGGCCTCCGTCATCGTCTTGATGACTAATTTTCTAGAGGTGCTTCTTGCCGGGGCTAGAAACGGTTTTGCGGGTTGTCCGTGTTTGCCATGTTCAATAATATTTGCGAGCATAGCGTTGCTTAGGCCATCGCGCCGAGGCTCGGAAAAACCGACTTTGATATTTAGCGTGCCGTCTCTGCTGAGTTTGACCGGCGATATGCCTAGTGCATCGACCAGCTCACCCGTAGAGCGCGATGCGTGCAAGGTATCGCGCCCGATAACCGCTGCCAGGTTGTCTTTGACTTTCTCCAGCGCTACCTCGCCGCCCGCTTCAAGCATCTTTGTGATTATTTCATCTGTTTTTTCCCCAAGCCGCGACAGCCTCAGGAGAAATTCCTCCGGCATTGAAAATACTTTGGCTTTAGCCACCGGAAATCACCTTCTTTGCCAGAACTTCAAGATACATGCCGCGCCCGCGCACGTCCTCGACGCTCAAAATGTTGTAGCGCCCGTCAGCGCAAACGATAACCATCTGTGCCGTAAACACAAGGCCGGGGATTTTACGGAAGCGAAAGAGGGCGGACGCCTCAGAGAAGGCCGCCATGTTCGCCCATTTTTCATTGCCGCGCCTGTCCTCTTTGTAGGCGCGGATAGAGGCGAGGATGGTGTCGCCGGTGACCGCAAAACCCTCGCTATCCTTAACAGGCACAGTTGAGATGATATCGATAAAGGTATTCATCTTGCCAAAGCTCATATGCTTTTCCCCCAATCCCGGTCAAGCCGCAGCAGCAGATTAACCGTGTGCCACACCTGCTGACTTGCCTGCACGTTATCTGCAAAAAAGCCTGCTGTCGAGCCGTCTCTGGACTCGTAAAAATGGCTGGAGAGCATAATCACAGCCTGTTCGGTGGTGGGCGGCATGGCGTTCTCAAAGTAATGGCCTTCTGCAATATGCTGGTAGCTTTCGGCATAAGAAAGAGCGGCGCGGATAAAGCCTAAAAGTAGAGCATCGTCCGCGCCGTGTTCCAGAATCAAATTCGCCTTGACTTTAGGCAACAGGGTATCCATCACACTCATGCCGCCGCACCCCTACACTGTTTTGTGCTGGAGTACCTTGAAAGCTTCCGGCAGGATCACCCTGCCGTCCACGCGCTGAGTGGCCATAAAGCCAACCTGGCCCGTTACGGCAAACAGTTCGCTCAGTCGCTTGAACACCCTCCCTTGGCGGTCAGCCACCCAGTAATAGCTAAAATCACCGAAGATCACGCTTTTTGCTGCAGCCTCGATGGCAGGCATATACGCCGAGGTATAGAGTGGACGGTTTAAGATAGAGTCGGGCGTTCCCACTTGGATAGACGGCTGCCAGAGGTACTGGCCGGTGCTGTCTTTTAGTTTCCTGATCGCTTTGACGGTGGAGTCGTTCATCACAAAGACCGCCTTGTTGCGGTAGGGCGCTTTCAGACTGTAGAACAAATCAAGGATATCATCTAGCGAGATGGTAGTGGCATTTGCTGTTTGGTCGCCGACCGTTCCGGGAATGATGCCTTGGGGTTTGCCTATTCCGTCGCCTAATAGGAACGCTTCTTCTTCCTTACCGCCGATCCTGCGGGCAAACTCTCTTGCGATGTAGTTTTCAAGGTCGAATACGGAGTCGTTTAAGAGTTCCTCGGAAACCTTAATCATGGTGGCAAGCTTATGGGCGCCGATTGACACCTGCAAGAAGCTGTCGTCGCTCTCAGGGATAGCGCCTTCCTCGTCCACCCAAGATGCGTTGCCCTTACTCGCAACAACGGGAATCTTGCGGTCGCCGCTTGAGGTGGTGATGACGCTTGCCAAGCGGCGAAAGATATTTTTTTCTTCTAAGGCTTCGACGAGCGTACGCTCAAACGTATCCGGCACAAGGTAGCCGCCTTCATGATCAGAGCCAACCTGCAGGGCGTCTATGACCTCGTACTTTGGCTTTTGGGAGCGCATGGCATTCCAGAACGCCTTCTTGTACTCGGCTGATGCCCTGCCGGTCAAATCCTTGCCGGGCGTATCTGCCGGGGCGTTGGTGATAGCCTTGTTAACAGGAAGGGAAAGCTCAAGGTCAATTGCGGCCTGGCGCTCCAAACGGTCGATTTCTTTACCAAGCGCCACAACATCGGCTTCCATTTTCTCGTAGGTGACGGTGTCTTCTGCAGAGATTATCCCGTCATTGCCTCTTTTTGAATCGAGAAACGCCTTCGCTGTTTCCCAGGCCTTAGCCCTTTTTTCACGCAGTTCTAAAGTTTTATTCATTTTCAATTGCCTCCTTGTAATTTTAATAGTTCAAGTCTCGTGTCGAGCTCAGTTATGGGTTTGCCTGATGTCTTTTCTTTGCGCGGCAATTTGCTCATAAGCGAGTTGATAACCGCCATTTTGCTAAAAATTGCTCCCTCGTTTGCAGGAGCCGACACATCCGCATCCCAAAACATGATCTGGTCTGCAAAGCCAAGCTCTACTGCTTTTTTTGCATTGAACCAGCTCTCGGCATCCATCAAATGCGACAGCTTCACCCTTGAAAGGCCGGTCTTTAACTCGTAGGCGTTGATGATGCTTTCCTTCACCTCGCTTAGCATGCCTATGGCTTTTTCCATTTCCTCTGTGTCACCAAAGGCGATGGTCATAGGATTATGCACCATAATCATGGAAACCGGCGACATTAAAACCTCCCCGCCTGCCATGGCAATAACAGACGCGGCACTTGCGGCAATTCCATCAATTTTCACTGTAACTTTTCCTTTGTAGTCCATCAGCATGTTGTAGATCTGGCTTGCCGCAAAGACACAGCCTCCCGGCGAGTTAATCCAGACGGTGATATCTCCGCTGCCGCTGATTAGCTCAGCCTTAAATTGCTTAGGCGTCACCTCATCGCCAAACCAAGTTTCCTCAGCGATGGCACCGTCAAGGTAGAGGGTTCTGCCTTCTTCATTTTTGACCCAATTCCAAAATTTGTTCAAGCTTCATCTGCCTCCTTTCCCGCACTACTTTTATTTGCGAATGCTTTACATTATGTCGGACTTTCCATAAAATGCTCCAGCATCAGCAAGTTTGGTCATGTTGCCGTTGATCAGATAGAGATCTCCGCCGAGTTCATCCGGAATCCGATTCAGATTTTCCAGCTCTCTGATATCGTTTGATGACATCCAGCCGTTTTGCCGGCCAATCGCATAACCGTTCATTCTGCTTTGATAATCTCCTCGAAGGAGACCGTCTACATTGAACCTGATGAAATAATCCTTCTTCTCAACAGAGGGAAGAAGCGCCCTTTGCATTGCCTGCTCCCACCTTACAACCCACGGATCGAGCGTATACTTCACAAACTCAAGGCTCTGCTGCTCAATATTAGAGAAGCTGGATTTCTCAAGATCGCCAATCATGTGCGGCGGTATCCTGAAAATTCTAGCTATCTCTGTAATCTGAAATTTGCGCGTCGCAATGAACTGGGCTTGCTCTGGCGGAATACCGATACTTTGAAACTTCATGCCTTCTTCCAAGACTGCTATCCGATGCGCGTTTCCACTACCTTGATAAACCGCGTTCCAGCTGTCCCTTACTCGTTTTGGGTCCTTGACCACACCGGGATGCTCAAGTACTCCGCCCGGATTTGCGCCGTTTGCGAAAAAAGTGGCCCCATATTCCTCGCAGGCTAGAGCCATACCGATAGCATTTTTTGCCATGGCGATGGGAGAGTAACCGACCAGCCCGTCAAAACCAAGCCCTGGAATATGCAAGACATCCTCTTTTCGAAGAATGGCTGAACCGGTATCCTTTCGGTATTCGTAGTAAAGCTCTCCAGCCTGCGTTCTATCAACCACCATCCTGTCGGGCAGCAGGGGATAGAGTGACAGCACATTTCCCCTGCCATCGCGAATGATCTGTGCATAGGCGTTTCCCCATAATAAAAGATGACTCATCAGTGTCTCACGAAACACAAATGAAGACATCTCAGGGTTTGGCTCGTCATGGAGTAAATGATAGAGGTGGTGATTTGTTGCTTTTTCCTTACCGCGTTCTGTGTGTTTGTAGGTATGAAGCGGCAGGCTCGCTATGGTTTCTGCTAGAATCCTAACACAGGCGTAAACCGCTGTGGTCTGCATGGCTGTGCGCTCGTTGACGCTCTTGCCGCTGGATGTTGTGCCGAAGAAGAAGCTGTAAGTAGAGCCAAACAGGCTGTTTGTAGGGCTGGCCCGAGAGCGTAATATCTTTGATAGAAAGGGTATCCTCATAGGCGTGCCTCCTGATTCTGGGCGTGAAAAAAGACCCCATGTTGTGAGGTCTTATTCATCTTTTTTTACTTGTGCCTTATTGACAAATTATTCTATTGTTTTTTCGATTCCGTCCAGCTCATACTTGATTTTCTCGTGAGCATATTGATGATACTCAAGGTGCTTGTCACGCTGCAATCTGCCGATCAAGATATAGGCGGGAATCTTCTGTTTAGAGCAGAGCTGGTGAATGTGAGACAGCGAATAATCGCCGGTTTCTACAAAATGGTTATACATATCTTCTGCGATTAGTGTATTGGCTGCAAATTCATCTGCTCGGTCTTCTATTTCATTTTTTGTATCCTCATAGTCGATGAGCCGATCCTCTATATCCCTATTGAGAATGTGCCCGATTTCATGAAAAAGCGTAAACCAAAAGACATCCGCAAACTTGCGCCTTAATGTCATGATTAGATTGAGGCTACCATCATTGTTTTTCTTGATGACACCCTGCACAGGTGCTCCAGTGAAATGCTTGACTATGGCAAATTTAATCCCGCACTCTGCAAAATACTCCTTCAGTCTTACATGAATCGTATTCGCATCTTCAAACGTGAGATGTCGAATTAAATGCAGTTTGCTCTTTAGTCTATCGATATTCAGCTCTTGGATTACCTTCTGGTTTTTTGTGATTAGATCGCAAATTCTAAGCCAGGTAAATAGAACATATGGATCCACATTATCCGCCACTGCCAAACGATACGCCCCGGTCTGTGATATTTCAGGAATTCGTACCAAACTGCTGACGTTTAACAGCTTTCGCCACTCAATGACAAGCATCGAACCTTGGGCATCAGGGTCAAGCAGACGGATATCCTGAGCGTACTCAGTGATGCTTTTCAATTTTTGCAGGATCGCCAATTCTTCACTTGAAATCTGGTTAATCTCTTCAAAATCAGCGAGTTCCTTCTCGTAGTTTGCCTGGAGATTGACCCAAAAGCTTGCATCTACCCCCAACGCATACTCCAATTTTTTAGCAAAAGTAACAGAGATTGGTTTTTGACAATTCACGATGCCACTAATGTGTGGCTCTTTCACATCCGTTCTCATTGCTAACTCTCGTTGCGTCATATCCCTATCTTCCAGCATTTCTCTTAACGTTTCTCCCGGATGAATGATAAAGTCACGGGATAAGCCAATCGTTTTTTCTGCCATGATAATCCATCACCCCCTTAATAACCACAGTCTTGCACTCTTTCAAAGCTTCTGGTTCCAAGCTTTCGGCATCGGGCTTCATAATCAGTCTCACATTTCCAGTAATAGTTACTCCGTAATAACCCTTTAGGTTTTCATACAATGGGTGCGGCTTTCCAAGTCCTGTCGTCAAATAGATGCTAAAATTTAACGCTGCCCTCAATTGATCCAGCCTCTTTTTGGTTGCCCTAGCTCTATCCATTCCGATCTCTTTCTTCATCAAGTCAAAGTCATTGAAAATATCACGAACTGATTCGCTTTCGTACTTAATAAGCACCTTGTTCGACCACCACACTTAACCTTTTAGTTAACTTAACTTATGGGTTAAGTTGAGTATAGGTTATTTTGAACATCTTTGCAAGGCATTATTACAAAAAATTTTCTTATCGTTAACAGATGAATAATGAAACCATGTTTCTTGCCGGTTCTGCTTTTAACCGCCTGGCAGGATGTCAACAAGGGAGATTTCCTTTTCCAAACTCTTCTCAAGCTGGATTAGGGCCTTTAAATAGAACTCTCCTTTTTGCAGGTCCTGCACGCCGCCTTTATGTTTATAGCGCCACAGGTATTTCATGCAGTTGCCCCTAAGATATCCGGCAAACGCCTCAGCTGTCATGGAGGCACGTATGGCGTCAATACATTCAATGGTGCCGCTTGTATAATGTTTCGGGTGATTGACCTCATCAGACACTCCAAATCCCCCTTTCGTCATAGATGCTGCCGCCGGTATTGCCGGAACCGCAGCGGATGGCTCTATCCAGCGCCATAATGGTAGCCACCGCGCCATCAATCCTTTCTGTGCTTTTTTCTTTGTCCGGCTTAATGTTGCCGGCCGGGTCAGTGCGGATGAAGATATTGTCCATCATCCAGCGCAAGACCGGATGCCCGCCATGGGCGATTTTTTCCTCCAAGGTCAGCTTCATCAGCTCCTTTGTAGGCGGCGACATATCCTTAAAGCCCTGCCCGAAAGGAACAACCGTGAAGCCAAGGCCCTCAAGGTTTTGTGTCATCTGCACCGCGCCCCAGCGGTCAAAGGCGATCTCGCGGATGTTGTAGCGCTTGCCAAGCTCATCAATGAAGCGCTCGATGAAGCCGTAATGCACGACGTTGCCCTCGGTGGTCAGCAAATATCCCTGCTTCTCCCAGAGGTCGTACTGCACATGGTCGCGCCGTACCCGCAGGCTGATATTGTTCTCCGGCATCCAGAAGAAGGGAAGAACGGCATATTTGTCGTCCTCATCCGCCGGCGGGAACACCAACACAAAGGCGGTGATGTCGGTAGTGGAGGAAAGGTCTAGCCCGCCGTAGCAAACCCGCCCCTCAAGGCTTGCTGAATCTATCGGAAAAGCGCAGGCGTCCCATTTCGCCATTGGCATCCAGCGGACGGCCTGCTTGACAGGCTGGTTGAGATGGAACTGTCTGAAATGGTTCTCCTCCGCCGGATTTTGTTTTGCTGATTCACACATCGAACGAAGGTATTCCTCCTTGACGGTGATCCCGAGTGACGGGTTGGACATTTTCCATACCTTGGGGTCTGTCCAGTCAGCATCCTCCGGCGTACTGAATACGACAGGATAAAAAGTCGGATCTGTCTTGCGGCCATGGAGAATATCCAGAGCCTTGGCATACACCTCATAACAGATTGAGTTTGTATCGGAGCTGACAGTCGTAATGACGAAATTTAGCGGTTGCCTCCTTGCCGCGCCGGCGCCCTTTGTCATTACATCGTAGAGTTCGCGGTCTTTTTGACCGAGCAGTTCATCAAATACCGTCGCGTGTATGTTCAGTCCGAATTTTGTCGACACCTCGCTCGACAAGGCTTGGTAGTAGCTGCGCGTCGGGTGATAGATGATGCGTTTTGTGGAATCGAGCAGCTTCACACGCCGCTGAAGCGCCGGAGGCGCCAGCCGGCACATATCCCGCGCCACATCAAAGACGATGGCGCTTTGTTTGCGGTCGTTTGCGCAGCCGTAGACCTCGGCGGCTTCTTCGCCGTCTGCGCAGAGCATATACAGCGCGACGGCGGCCGCAAGTTCGCTTTTACCGCTTTTTTTGCTGCAGGTTATGAAAGCGGTAGTAAACTGGCGGTTCCCGTCCGTCTTAATGACGCCAAAGATATCCCGGATAATCTGTTCCTGCCACGGCAGCAGCACAAACTGTTTCCCTGACCATTCGCCCTTCGTATGACAAAGCAGTTTGATGAAGTCTACCGCGTGGTCAGCGCGCTCTTTGTCATACCGCGAAGTCGGCAGCATAAAACGGGTGGGGGTAAACTTTTTAGCCATACTGCCGCCTCCGTTCCCAAAACGGGCAAAAGAAAAGAGCCTCCAAGGAAGCCCCTTGCCTTTGCCCATTTATAAGTTATTCATCCGCCTCACCTGTCAGGATAAAGCGGCTGTATGCGGCCTTGTGTTCCTCCAGGTAACACACCAGCTCGTAGAAGCCGCGCAAGAATGCTTCGCGCTGGACGCGGTTTACGTCAAACATGTTGGTGGAGCCGCTTGCCCGGATGGAGAGGATTTGCTCTTTCACCTTATCAGTCATGGGCTGTTTGCTCCTTTTTTGTCCGATAGCTTTTCCACTCGCACTACATAATCCTCACCATACACCACGCCGAGGGTGGAGCCAGAGTCCCAGATACAAAATATGGTTCCAGCGTCGTCGACAAAATCAACGAACCCCTTGTTGCCTGGCTTCAGATCAGAGTATGGGTCGTTAATCCTGACAAGTTCCACTCTGGTGCCTTGAGGATACTCTTTGCGCAGGCGCTCCACCGTCTCCTTAGAGGGGAACTTAGGCATCGGCGTCCACCTCCGCCTTAGACCGGGCGCCGCTCTTAAAAGCTGAGCTTCCGGAGAGATTTTTCAATAAAATTTTCCGCGCGTCCACATACTCTCGACCCACAAAGCCGAGTCGGATGAGGAAGCATCTCATGGCGTACTTTTCGTTCTCCACCGCCTTTTCCCTGCCGGTTACACGCTTCTGGATTTTCGCGGCCGCATAAAGTGCACCGATAAAGCGGGAGTAGGCTGCGACTGTTGCGCCGTCTATGCCAAACTTAAACCATGGAAACCTGAGCGTCGTTTCCGTGCGCTCGATAGGGAGTGCTTCCGCGCCGATAGCTTTCTTAATCAGCGCCGCTTTGCTTGCAATTAGCCGCTCGAGGTTCTCCAGCGCCGCATCAGTAAAGCCCGCAAGCGGCATCTCAATAGTGAGCGTGTCGCAGTGGTCGTCGGGGTCAACTTCCTCTTCCTCGGTAACAGTCATTTGCAGTTCGTCAACGGCAGAAATATCATCCCCGCCGTACTGCCCGCGATTTGAGTAATCGGGGACGTTTGCGTCTTCAAGTTTCATGCGGCGCATTTCGCTTTCTGCCCAAAACTCGTTTAGCTCTTCAATGGATGGTTTCGCAGTCATCCCGCCAAGGCCGCTCTCGTAGGTATCGGGGTTGTCATATTCGCGTTCTGCTGCTTCAAAGCCGTGGAGAGCATGTAGGCCAGACTCAAGGTCAAGGTTGTCTGGACCTGTAACCACGCCGTTCTTGTCGATGTGGTAGCCGCCTACCTCGTAGCAAAATGTCGGAGCTGCCTTGTAGACAGGCTCCGAGCCAATAATTTCAGCTACTGCCTTGACCAGTTCCTTGCGGCGCGCGCCAATAACGTTGTACTTTAAATCCATTTTGTAAGCCTCCTTAATTTCTTTGGTGCTTACATAGATCACTCTAAAGCTGTAAATTAGCAAGTTATATCTTTGACATGTGTGTATATTGGCTACGGTAATCCTCCCACAGTACCGACTTGAAAATAGCCTTATGGTTAACCCACCGTGCGAAAGCTTTCTGTTCCTTCGTGGGTTCGATATTTGTCCGGAAGTCTCGGTATGGCTGTGCAAACGGGTCTACGTTCAACCCTTTCAAAAAGCGAACGCGCTCCAGGGCCTCGGGGATGTCTTTAACGAGAACATATACAAAATAGGCACGCGGCGTGGCGTTGTACCAGCGCAGCAAGTTAACCGCTTTTTGTATATAGGGCATCATCGCTTGGCTATCACAGGCAAGACGGATCGGCGTCAGCCACTTGACCTTCGCTAGAAGTCGAGCCGTTGCGTCGTCAATCAGACGGGCATCCAGCCCCTGATTAAAATCCACGCGCAGTCCCAATCCAGCAATCTTTTCAAGCTGACTGATTCCATGATCATGGGCTAGCACATTGTTGTCCATCAGAACTACGTCTCGATGCTTGGCAAAATCGGTAATATCAGCATGATCCTGAATCGGCCCTTCCTTTTCAGGGACAATGCACCACCCACAGTTTCGAATGCAACCACGCGTCAGGAAGCCCAACGAATAATCGAGATCATACAAATCATAATCCGGACACAGGTGCTCAACCTCATCAGGCAAAGCCACTTTCAGATTGATACCCGAACCGCCTACTTCAACCCAGTCAGGTAATTCCGGCATGAGCGTAAAGGAAAAGACCTTGCTTGCGAAACCGCAGTCAAAGTCTTTTATATTATCCGGTGTTGCCAATTTGACCTCATGACCTGTTGCCTTAAAGTGTGCCGACAGCTTCATTAGCGCCAGGTTGGGGTAATTGTGGCCGTCAATATCAACCAGTCCGACTCTCATCCGCACCCACCTCGTTGTAAGAGAACAAAATTTTATTTATTGCCATGTTGCCCACCACCTTCTATTAATTCTACAATCCCGCCGAGGACAAAAATCACGCACGGTAAAGCCACCCCAGCGCCCCACATCTTATATTCTGCAGAATCGGAATATGGGTTCTGCAACCACTTAATTATCTGATTCCGGCTCTTTGGCTTTGAGGACACGCCCATAATAAGACGGTGGATTTCCCAGACTTCCGCCCAAAAAACGATATCCTCTTCGGTAGGCTCGGCAGTTTCCAAATCCGAGCACCACCAGTCGGGAAAGCCCTGCAGCCTGGCGCACTCTGTGGGCGTGAGCCTGCGAACGGTATACTGCGGCCGGTTCACAATTTGCACATCTTTATAGTCCCGTGCCAGCAGCGTGGCGGCTCTCTCCGCATGCACCTCGGCGAAGCTGCCCGTGGTCATGGCATAGGCCACTGCATGGCGGTCGGCGGTGTTTAATGTGAAACTCACTTCATCGTTTACGCCGTCTCCCTGCGGACCGTTCTTTTCTTCGCGCCCGATCATGCTGCCCTGCAGGACGTATGTCTGCCGGGAAATGCCCGGCTCTGCAGCGATTGCGCTGGATTTGCCTTGCAAATCCCTTGCCTCATCCCGTTCCACAACGGCGATGCCGCCCTGATTGCAGGCCGGGTTGCCGCCGTTTTTGTCCAGCGTCCGGGAAGTGTCCGCTTCATAAATGCCGCTGTTAGGGTTAGCAGATTTCATGGCATTACTGTCCTTGGAACAGATGCCGTAAGTTTTAGGCATGAACACCGTCTGCTCATTGTTGCAAGAAAGGGTGGCAGACATATCATCTTGAACCAGTGCGGATTTCCCGCCTCCATCACAGCCGGAGCGGATTTCCAGAGTCAACGGCACGTTGCCGCCGCCCGTCCCCATGCGTGAGGTCAGTGTTTGCACCTTGCCACTTGTGTCAAGGGTAACCCGGCTGTCGGTTGGATGGTTCTCAACCACGACTGCAAGCCGGTTGTCGCCCATGTCGGCTCGGAGCGTCCCGCATAGGCCTTTATCTGAATGCCCGCCCAGCCTTGAAGCTGCCCCCGGCTCGAACACGATGGGCTGATGCCCGTGTTCCTGGGCACGGAGCGTGGCGGTTAGTTCTTCCGTGACTGACATACAAGAACCGCCCTGATCGTTTAAGACACGGACTGGCTCTCCAGTGCAATCCGCAAAACCTCCGGCAGTTCTTTGCCCCGGAGAGCTGCACGGCGCAAAATCCCTTGACACGCCTTCGGGCTCAAAGAGTATTTCTCCGGCGTATTCGCTTCCAAAATCTGCGACAAGATAGATTCTCTTGCGGCGTTGGGCGACTCCGAAAAATTGCGCGTCGATAGTTCTGTATGCCACGCTCCATCCGTTTCCCAAAAGTATGTCTGCGTAAGACCATCGGCCGTTCTCAGGCGCAGGCACCTCGGCTTCCGGCTCGGCGATCCGGATGATCGCTTCGAGGACTGCCTTGAAGTCGGCGCCTTTGTTTGAGGAAAACGCACCGGGTACGTTCTCCCAGAGGATGAATCTTGGATTACGCCCATTTGTCGCGCACCTCATTTCCTTAATGATTCTGATTGCTTCATAAAAAAGAACGGATTGTTTTCCGTCCAGACCAGCTCGCTTGCCTGCGACCGACATATCAGTGCAGGGTGAGCCGAAGGAGATAATGTCTACAGGCTCAATCTTCGAGCCGCCAATCTGTCCAATGTCGCCGTAGTGCTTCATCTGCGGCAGGCGTTTGGTGGTCACCCTTATGGGAAAAGGCTCTATCTCTGATCCCCAGACAGGTATGATCCCATTTAAAACGGCTCCAAGCGGAAAGCCGCCGGAGCCGTCGAAGAGCGAGCCGAGGGTAAGCTGTCTATTCATCTTGAATCCTCCATTTTAAAAGAAAAAACGCCCGTTACCGGACGCCAGTTTCGACGGACAACCATGTTCATGCACCGTTCATAAACCATAATCTTAACATTTTGTGAAGGTTCCGGCGCATTCTCGTTTAATCTGGCAAATTCCCCAAACATAAGTTTTGCGGCATAATTATATGCCATAGCGCCTTCTCGTTCTGTTAGGAAAACGCCGAGGTGTATTGCTTTACCGTTATACTTAAGTCTCGTCTCCCAACCGTTCTTTCCCTTACGTCGCAAAACACCTTTGTACTTTGATGTACACAATACGTTAGGTTTGCCTCGATTGAACGCGTTTGTCTGAGTGGTCGCTATGCGAAGGTTGGCACGACGATTGTCTAAACCGTTACCGTTTATGTGGTCTGTTGCCAGATCATCATCAACCTCAAGAATTTGGCGATGCATCGAGATCGTGTGTCGTGGTTTTCCACGCTGTCGGGGCAAGCTGCGAATAGCATATCCCCCGGACTGATAATTGTTGGGCTGAAATGCCCAGTTAAATTCGCTTAAAATCTCAAAATCCTCATCGTCCACTATCACACATTTTCCCCGCGTCAGTTGGATGGTTTTAATATTGAGCGCACCTCCTCGAATGTCAGTCTCTTTCCTTTGCGCTCGAATGTAATTGCCTGATTTGGAAAACTTTCGTGAAACCGTTTAATACTGGCGCTTGCGTATTTCGTGTCAATTTCCATTGCGTAGCAGATACGATTGGATTGCTCGCAAGCCATCCCGGTTGAAAAACTCCCTGAAAACAGATCGAGCACGATGTTGTTTGCAGTGCTGCTGTTTTTGATTGGATACGCTAGCAGCGGAACAGGCTTCATCGTACAATGAATGTCATTCTTGGCAGACTTGTCAAAATTCCAAATTGTAGTCTGTTTCCTATCGGAGTACCAAAGATGCTTTCCGGATTTCTTCCAACCGAAAAGGCAGTTATGCACCACGATACCATCGGCAATATAGTGTCCGTACTCTTTAACATCCAACGAATACACAGTTCCATGAAACGGCGATGTTTCAACGGTCTCAATCGTCTCCCACTGAAAGTGCTTATTGTCCGTATAATCCCTTGAGATTGGAATCTGCATTATTTCGGGAATCAGATTACATGCACACACCTTGGCGGTCACGCGTGAGCTCATTTTAGATTCCCGTTCAGCAATCGTAATTAAAGGATATTTAGGATTGCGATCACATTTTAGAAGTAGTTCATGTGCGTTTTGGTTCAGTTTTTCCAAGTCTAAGCTCGTATAAATATACTCGATGTCCGACAAGGTTCTGGTTCCGCAGCTTGATCTCCAGTTTTCGGTTTCCCAATGTGTTTGCGGAATACCGTACTTAACAGAAAAGAGCTGTTCATCAGCTCTCGCTCTCTCTGCATTATCATATGTTTTTAACAGCCAAACAGCCTCGGCCTTCTCACCACGCAGCCTTTCCTTTAATCCGAACCCCCTCGAATTATATGTGCGAGTTACGCCTATTCGCCACCAGCCATCACGTTTCATCAGGTAACTGCAATATTTATGCTTGGTCATGGGGTTATACCTGATAGTAAATTTGTGGTTATCCGTAGTCCGTGTGTTCTTTCCTCCAACCCTAACGGTATACATTTTTCCTTGATAAGGTCTGCTTGCCGTTGTTATTGCGTAACCGCCGTTTCGGAATCCCTTTATCTGTCCGCTATAGGTGTCAAACGATACCACCCGGTCGCTGTCGGTCAATTCTTCTATGGGCTTCTCTCCATCGACAGTAAGCACCATCGTTCCGGCGGGCTGACAGGGTTCATGGCGCCATTGGTACGGTGAACGGCCGAGCACCAGGCTCGGCTTGACCCAAACGCACGTACCGGACAATTTGAATCCAGCCTCGCGGAACGCCCGTCGGAAGATTTCCCCCTCGGTATCGGCGTGGAATACATAAGCGCTGCCCTCGTTGTCAAGCGCTGCCTCGGCAGCTGTAAACGCAGCAAGCAGAAATTGATATAATGCTTCACCTCGCAGGTCATCGTTAGCGATTTTCCCCGCCTTGCCTTCGTATGAAACCCCATATGGCGGATCGGTTAGCAGTAGGTTCGCCCTCTTACCATCCATCAACCGAGAAACGTCTTCTGCCTTCGTTGCGTCTCCTATGAGTATCCGATGCTGTCCGAGCGTCCAAAGATCCCCTGTTAAAGCAAACGGCGGCTCGCTTATCGCCTTGTCCACGTCGAAGTCATCGTCCTTAACGTCCTCAAGCCCACCCATCAGCTTACTCAGTTCCGCGTCGTCAAAGCCAAGGAGCGAAAGGTCAAAATCAGCCCCTTGCAAATCGGCAAGTTCAATAGACAGCATCTCCGCGTCCCAGCCGGCATTTAGGGCAAGGCGGTTGTCGGCAATGATGTATGCTCGCTTCTGAGCTTCGGTCAGATGCTCGACCACAATACAGTTTAGTTCGGTTAACCCTTCCGCACGAGCCGCAACAAGTCGCCCATGCCCTACAAGCAGATTGTATTTCTCATCAACAACCAGAGGTGCGACCACACCGAATTCTCGAAAGCTGGCACGTATCTGAGCTATCTGCTCTTTGCTGTGCGTTCTGGCGTTTCGAGCAGACGGTACAATTTTATCAATTTTTACTATTTCAGACCGCTTGGCGAGTATCATTTGTTCCTCCCACCTTTCCTGCCAGAGAGCAACGCCTCCATAATGTCGTCCTGCGGATTGCCCACAAATGCTGTGGTGCAGTTCTGCTTGACGATGTCAAAAATCTCATACCAGATGAGATTTGCCTGTTTCTGGAACGACTGGCTCATCTGCACAAACGGGCTGCTCATCGCGCCGCCTGTGGTCGGGTGCTTGCCCAAAAGCCCGTAGGTGCTGATTGCCTCTTCGCACTGGATGTAGCGCGTGAAGGCTTGTGCGTAGGCTTCAATCAGCCGGGGGTTGACGAATTTTTCGCACCCGCGCTCTTTAAGCCATCTCCAGGTTTCGATAAATAGCGCATCCGCACCGAGCGGCTTGCCGTCTTTTTGCCTTGCGCAAAGATAATCGCTTGGCGCAGGCATATCCTCGCCAAATAAAGCCGCCGCATCACCTAGTTCGCCCGCTTCAAGGAGCAACTCAGGAGGCAGTTCCGGGGCTTCCAGCATCCGCGCGGCCTTGCCCGCCGTGATTTTATCCGCAAGTGGCTGCGGTTTGCCGCCGGCGCGGACTCTGCGGCCGCCCCTGTTTGTTCCGTCTTTTGCCACGCGCTTTCACCTCCTTGCTGTGGTGGGGGTTAATCCCCCGTTTGAACCGGTATTTTTTCACGCGGTGGGCCACGCCCGTTGAATTCCTATAGGAATACAGGGATTACACCCGGCCCCCTGCCAAACGCATACTTTTTAGCCTTGTATTGACACCGTGCATGCCACGCAGTATGATGAATATACTAAGCATTG